GATGAACATGGTGTTCGGTTATCAGGCACGCCAGCCCTCTGGGGTTAAAAGATATTGTCGGGTCTTCGTATCCGCAATGATCATTCCCGCCTGAATGCAGGTGTTGATCGCCTCCTTGAACTGGACAGCGTTCATCTTCCGGCAGTTCAGACGGAGAAGCGTGCTGTGTTTCTCCGTGCCATTGCGCGACTTAAGTTGCTTGATGATGTTCATGGTTGCCGCACCCGCAGTTGACTCCTGCAGACTGTCGAATGTTGCCGGGAGCCACTTCTCTACCCAGTCGAGGATGCGGATTGCGTGGTCCAGCTGCTCCCACTCCATTGTCAGGTGGTTTTGTTTGCTCCCGGAGATGCTCAGGAGCATTGCGATGCGGATTGCATGATCCGGCTTACGTTCGTAGTAGCCGGAGAACTGCTTGTTTTCGTGCCGTTGTTTCTGGTTAACGTTGTACCATTCAACGTACTTCGCCTCGCACTCTGCCGACATCCTTACCTGTCCACGAACCTGCGTCATCAGGCGGAGCGACTCGAGCAGCTTCATCCGCTTCTCTTTGTCCATTGGGGGAGGAAGCGGAAATGAACGGGATGTGTCTTCTTGCACGACGAACAGTAGACGGCTGATGAAACCTCCACCGAATGCGGACTTGGGAATTTCAGTCTGTATCCAGTCGAGCGTAGAGGCCCCAAGGAAGGTGAGACCAACATTGAGGAGCTCCGCCGTAGAACGCATGATGGTGGCAGAGGACCATCGGTCTGGACAGTCCATGAGGCGGGTGAGCATCGGTACCATTCCTTCCTGGTATTTTTGCTTCCCGAGGAAGGCTGCGAGCTCAGGAGCATAGATGAGTCCCGTCGCCGAGGCTTTGTCTTTGAGCGCTTCAACTAGTGCCTCCGGAGTTATCTTGTCAGCGAGAACGGTCATGCCGACAGCGTTCATCATGTTGACGGAAACCTGGCACGCGGATGTCTTCTTGCATCTCCCGCTTGGCGCGACGAGGACGACGCACAGATTCGGGTAGATTTGATACGGACCCATGTCGAAGAACAGATTCCGCGCGAGTGCGGTGCTCATCGACATGAGTCCGGCAAAGAAGTGGAAGACGGTAGGCGGCTCCGTGTTCCAGGTGTAGCGGACGTAGTCTGCAATCCACCCAGCTTTGGGAACGAGCGCGTCGAAGCTCTCCGTCTTCGTGGTCGGGTCAACCTCCTTGCGAATGCTTTCTTCCGTCACCTTCAACGAACGCGCAAGCATCTGGTACAGTTCCACCGGCCGCTCCGTAGGCGGAAGCCGTTTCACCCAATCTATCACCTTCGCTCTGAACTCTGGGGTGACTTCCTGAGTGGCTGCGAGAATCTGCATCAGCGCGGTGATTTGCTGCGCGAGTGTCGGTTCACTCACGCAAGGACCTTCCGGAGAAGGCAGAGGTTGTAGAGAGTGCACTCGACCTGCTTGCTGGTGACAAGCTCAGTGTCGAGGTAGGCTGTGTAATCCGCCGTTCCTCCGTGGAGGTTGTCTCGCTTGTCGAGGTACTCGCCTCGCAGCCCCCATTTGATCGGTTTCGCGGTGTCGAAGGAGTCTTCTGATCTTCCACCGCACGTTACAGCGAGCTTCTCACACTCCTCTAACGACTGCATCCCGAGCCAGTGGAATTTCGGTACCCAGAGATCTACACCGAACGTTTCATTTAGCTCGTCGAACCAATCCAGGCGAGGTTCGCGGTAGGGGAAGCAGATGGTGCTGAAGCCGTTTTGAAGGTAGTACCGTACGAGTATCTCCCGCTTCTCCCGATCTTCTCCCTGGACGACGCCTGCGAGCTGGGTCGCGTCAACCTCGTCCTGCATCTGCCTCGCCGAGGCAAGCGTGAACCCTGCATCTCCGAGCTTGTCCGGACAGATGATCACGGAGGGGTCACACTCTCCAGCGGCACGGAGAAGGTCTTCGATCGAAAGAGAGCCTCCGAGTTCGTGGAATCCGTTGTCCATCATCAACAGGCGGTTTATCGGGTTCTTTTGATACTCACGACGATACACCTCGTCGTGCAAGATCCGTTGGGCGAGGACGAAGTCGAAGTCCAGTAATGGCATGAACTGGCTGATGTGTTTTGTAGGGACTTCCATTGACAGTTTCATCCGAACAGCTCCTTCTCAAGTACCGAATTGCCATCTTTCGATTCCTTCCAAGTCAAGCCGAGATGAACGTCAGCTGGACAGCTCCAGCCTTGTGGGTAGAACAAATCGATCATCTCCGGATTCGCACTGGCGTCGCGGATTTGTGGCCAGGTGCGGTTCATGTGCGTAGTAACGACATCCCGCACTTGCTTGACAACATCCTTTGCCGCTATGCCCACGACTTCGTCGTGGACAGTAAGACGGAGGCTCGCATCAGGCGGCATGTCCGCGTCAATTGCGATGAGTGCGTCGTACATCATGTCGGCAGCGTTCGACTGCTGCGGGAAGTTGAAGACTTCCGTGACTGTACGAGAGAACCAGTAGCGTCGGCGCTTCCATGCGTTGGCGAGATACCCGTTCTGCTCGACGAAGCGAACGTTGCGCTCTCGCCATTTCCAGAAGGTAGCGAACTTCTTGGAGAAGCGTGCGACGAACTTATTGACGAACTCCCCAACTTCTATGCTTGAACGCCCCTTCCACTGAGGAGTTTTTGACAACTGCTTGGAGATAGATTCGCCGCCGCGGCCGTATGCAAGGCCGTAGACGATGAATTTGGAGTTGTAACGTTCGAACTTTGTCACGTTCGCGTAGGGGATTCCCAGCGTCTCAGAGGCAATTGCCGTATGCTGGTCGTCGAACGCTGCGAGGAGTTCGAGGCCTGTGCGATCTCCGGACAGCACCATTGCCAGGCGCCATTCAACTTGCGACCAGTCTGCGGAGAAGAAGACGTGTTCGGGAGTGTCGGGAATGTAGATTTCGCGAAGCTCCAGTGGGTAGTTCTGAGCGTTCGGATCCCAACTGTTCAGGCGGCCGGTGGCTGCTTTGGCGCATCCGAAGCGAGGGTGGACGAAACCGTTCTCGTCGTGCTCGACGTCGATGAAGGTGGAGGATGCTTTTCGCAGTTCACGGATTTCGATGATCTGCATGAAGATCGGGTTGTCTGTCAGTGCGGTGAGAGCTTCGAGGGCTTCTTCGTTTGCCGTGGGACGCTTCCCGCGTTTACGGTCGTTGATGTACTGAACCGGTAGCCCGAGGTCTGTGTAGAGCAGCTTCATCAGTTGCTGGGGCGAGTTGACGTTGAGGAACGGATCTCCGAAGCCTACTCGCAGTGAACTCTCCAGCGTGTCGGCATTCCTCCGCATTACGAACGACCACTTGACGGCCTTCTCGATGTCCTTCCGGATTCCTTTCGCGGACATCCGTCGGAGAATCGGTTGGAGAGGCGCAACGTGGTTGTAGTACATGTCGAGGAGGTCGATTGACTTGAGTTCCGTCTTCAGACCGAGGTACGCCCGTGCGGTGACGTCGATGTCTTTACAGTTGTAGGTGAAGAGGTCTCCGCCCTTCTCATGCTTCCATGGTTCGATGTCGGTGTAGAAGGAGTTGATCGTTTCCAGATCCTTCTTCAGGTCGGAGTTGATCAGGTGGAACATCAACATCGTATCGGCAGTGCGTCCCTTGAACTCGCAGCCGTAGTACTCCAGATACGGCTGGTCGAACGACTCACTGTTCTGCCCGACCTTCTCAATACGCTCGTCTGCGAAGATCTCCTTCATCTTCGCGATCAGGTGCGGAGTCCAGCGGTAGCAGTCGGCACGCCCAGGGATGACACCGAAACCGTTGCAGATCGGAGCGCCGTGCTTCGGGTCTAGGGTCATTGCGGTTTCGATGTCGTAGATGATGTATCCATGCTGCAGTGCGACAGCGTGCATGTCCTCCATCTGCGAGAGCGTCCCGTCGCGGTTGTATTCTACCTTCACCCTCTGCAGGTCTGGGGAGTTGCTCTCTCCCCGCGCGCGTTGCAGGTCGAAGATCGGATAGGCAAAGGACGTCTGACTCCACAACAGATTTGCTGGGTGAAACGTTCCTATGACCTTCTTCCCACCAAGCCCAGGGAGAGGAATTCCCCGGAACTTGGTGATGCCGATTTTGTAGGTTGTCGCGCTGAGAGCGGTGTCGCCGAGCGCCACGATTACGTTTGGGTTGACTTCGGCGATCTCGCTCTCGAGGATTGGAGAGCACTTCGTGATTTCCTCTCCGGTAGGTTTTCTATTGCCAGGCGGGCGGCACTTAATCGCATTGGAGATGTACACCTCCGAACGATTAATCCCAGCCTTGCTGAGCAGTACCGTAAGAAGCCTTCCAGACCCACCGATGAAGGGACGACCATGATAGGCTTCTTCTGCTCCCGGCGCCTCACCAACCAAAAACATTCTGGCGTTTTTGGGGCCTTCGCCGAAGACGATTCCTGGTTCGTTGACGAGCGGGCAGCTTTGGCAGATTGAGAGTTTGCCTTTGGCGTAGTCGATTTTTTCCTTTTCACCTGACATGATTCTCCTAGCGTGACCCACACCCTTCCGCGATCATGCTCACAAGGGTCAGCAGCACGAATGCAAGCACTACAAAGAACACAATCCTCATGGCCAGTCGGGGTAGATCAGGAACGTCTTGTGACCGGAGCGCACTTCGACCGCGTTGCAGAAATCCAGCTCTGCCAGCTTCTCCGTCAGCTCTTCCGGAGAGATCCCGGACACGATA